CCTGAAGATTGAAACAGCCGACACAGACGAGGATACCTGGATTGAGGACACTTTGATACCAACTGCAAGGCAAATGGTAGAGGAGTACACCCGGAGGGCATTACTTGACCAAACCTGGGAGCTTCAAATGGATTCTTTTGATGACATTGAATTTTCGTTAGAAAAGACACCCGTACAATCTATCACTTCGGTTAAGTATTATGATGCGGATAGCGTGGAACAGACCCTTGCTAATACCGTATATGCGTTGGATGAAAGCAACGAACCTAATAAAATAATACTTGCTTATAATCAGTCGTGGCCTTCAAACAGGGGGTTTACCAATGATGTTAAAATACGGTTTCTGGCGGGTTATGCTTCGGCTGCTTTGGTTCCAGGTCCGTTAAAGTCTGCTATGTTGTTAATCATAGGGCACCTTTACGAGAACCGGGAGGAAGTAATTACCGGGACTATGGTAAACGATTTACCTAAAGGCTCTGAATATTTAATGAACCCATATAGATTGTTTACGTTTTGAGAACAGGTGATTTAGATAGGAGGGTAGTAATATACACAGCTACAACGGCAAGGGATAGTATGGGGCAGTCGGTTGAAACCCCTGCAATATTAGCTACGGTTTGGGCTAAGATAACCCCGGTTGGTGGCGGTGAAGATACGGAAGGGGACAAGGTAACAGCTTCTAACAGGGTGATGTTTACGATACGATTCAGAACCGATGTAACGGAAGCTATGCAGATACTATTTGATACGGAATACTACGATATATTGACGATTGAAAAACCAGACCGCAAAAGAAGATTAGAAATAACGGCAGAGAAAAAGTACTGATGATTGCGATTGAAATAAAGGCAAACCCGGAGGATATTAGAAAGGCTCGTAAGCAGTTTAATATGCTTTCAACGTCTGTTCAAGATAAGATATTTCGGGCTGTATTACGCAAACAAGCTAAACCTGTTGAGAAGAAAATGAGATTTGAAGCCCCTTTATCTGATTTTGGTTCAAAGTCTAAAAAATATCCTTCACGTTCTCACCCTGCCGGACACCTAAAAGCGAGTATTGGAATTATTGCAAGTCGGAAGGGTAAGTATCCAACCGTGTGGGTGAGGCCCCGGTTTAAGGGCAAATGGAACCCCTGGTATGAACACTTTCCTATTGGTGGATTTGGCAAGGGGGAAACCCCAGACCCATTTATAGACAGGGCATGGAACGCAACCAAAGCAGGGGTGAAAAGTGGAATAAAAAGCGACATGAACAGGATGATACAGGAGAGAATTAACCGATTATGAGTAACGCTGTTTCGGACATAGGCAAGGCTTTATACAGTTTGATTAATTCAACTGTTGCAATATACCCAACGGTTGCCCCCCAGAATACTTCGGGGACATACGCTGTATATGATACCATAAGGGTAGAGCCTGATATGGTGAAACAGGAAGTTAGCTGGGCTGATGATGCAACGGTATTTATTATCGTTTATGCAGAAACAAGGGTACTGGCTCAAACGGCTGCAAAGTCTATCCGTACAATCCTGGACCAATATGAAGGAACTGCCGGGACGGTGTATATTAATTCAGCTTACTTCGTGGACCAAAATACTGAATGGGATAACGATTTAAAGAAATATATAACGATTACAGAATACTTAATACGAACACTTAATACTTAAACAAATGGCAACAGTAGTAAATGGAAAGAATTTCCTTCTTTATGTAGATGGTGAAGCAATAGCCGGGTCAACTTCATGTAAGTTAACCCTTAACCATGATGAGAGGGATACATTCACAAAGGATGACAACGGGTGGCAGACCAATGCCGAAGGTAAAAGAAGCTGGGAGGTATCCTGTGACGGCATGGTCGCTTTTGATGCTTCCGGGTATGAGTTCGATGAACTTACAGACCTGGTAGTAAACCGCACCCAGGTACATCTTAAAATGATGACCGGAACAAGCGGAGATTCCTATTGGCATGGTGAGGGCTATATTAAGTCTATTGACATGGATGCACCGAATGAGGATAGTGTAACATATTCAGCCTCCTTCGTAGGAACCGGAGTACTCACAAAGGCTGCTCATACCTAAAAAGTTGACTGCCTGTTATTAACGATTTAAAATAAAACGAAATGGCAGTAACAGCGGGAATTATAAACGGGACAGACCTTTGTATATATGCAGCAGGGACGAAAATAGCTTACTCGCAATCCTGTAAATTATCCTTACAGTTAGATATGCGGGATACAACCACGAAAGACAGTTCGGGGTGGAAAACAATACTTCCGGGGCTTCAAAGCTGGACTATGGAAACAAACGGGTTAATTACTTTTGACACGGCCCATAACTACGCTTACCTGATGAACCTTGTATTAAATAAAACATCCATAGCCTTGCTTTTTAAGACTGCAAACGTAGATGATTTTACCTTCGGGGGGAACGCTTACCTTCAGAACGTGAGTATAGATTCTCCAAACCAGGCTAACGCAACCTTTGCTTGTTCTTTTGTAGGCAACGGGCAGTTAACCTTAACCGGGTCAACACCAGACTAAATATACAAATATGCAAACAGTAAACATTGGCGGTAAAGAAAGACCTATTAAAATCGGGTTTAATACCCTTGCGGAATTTGGCCGAAGGACTGGGATTACTCTTAGTGAGCTTCAGCATTTGGGGGAAACTTTGACGATAGCCAATACGATTACTTTGATTTGGTGCATACTGAAAGACGGGGCGAGAAAAGAGGGGATAGATTTTACTACTGAGATCGGTGGTAAACAGATGCCTATTGACGAGTTTATTGTGGGGGATTGGCTTGACGAAGACCCTAATATTATAGCTGAGATCATGGACTACTATGGAGAATCCCAGGCCCCGGTCGATGAAGAAAAAAAAAATGTGAAGGCGAACCCACCAAAGAAATAACGTGGGACTATTTGTTAGAGATAGGACTGGGTACGATGGGGATGAACTCCGAAGACTTTTGGGACATGACACCCAGGGAGTTTCATTTCAAGATGGAGGGACATTTCGAGAGAGAGATGTTAAAGGAGAGATTGAACTGGGAGCGTACCCGGTGGGCTGCCTGTTGGATGGTTAACGTACATGGGGACGGAAAGAAGACTATACAGCCCCGTGAACTGGTAGAATTCGACTGGGAGAAGGAAGAAAGAGCAGCGAGAAAACCGATAACACAAGAGGAACTGATCAGAGCAAAGGAGCTGTACGATGGCGATAAGTTTAGCGGTTAAAATATCCGGGAACATTGACCCCCTGCTAAAATCTTTAAGAAAGGCAGAGAGGTCAATGAATAAGTTCTCCCGGCAGATGACACGGACGGGTAAGACGTTAACCACTTCGTTAACTCTACCTATTGCAGGATTAGGATTTTTGGCGGGTAAAACTTTTGCAGACTTCGAGCAGTCAATGGCGAAGGTTAAAGCCGTTTCGGGTGCTACGGGTACGGAGTTCAAAAAGCTGGAGAAACTTGCTTTAGATTTAGGGGCAAGTACACGGTTTACAGCTTCACAGGTAGCAGAACTTCAGTTGAATTATAGTAAACTTGGTTTTATCCCGGCCGAAATACAAAAGATCACAGAGGCAACTCTTGACCTTGCTTTAGCTTCGGGCGAAGACCTGGCTACTTCTGCTACTGTTGCCGGATCGACTTTAAGGGCTTTTGGATTACAGGCAGAGGATATGATTATGGTCACAGATGTAATGGCAAAATCATTTTCATCTTCTGCTTTGGACTTAAATAAGTTCCAGGTTTCAATGAGTTCCGTTGCTCCTGTTGCAAAGGCATTAGGATTATCCTTACAGGAAACTACTGCCATGCTGGGGGTAATGATTAACAATGGTATTGAGGCCTCCACGGCCGGTACTATGTTACGGAATATGATGCTAAAGGCGACAGCTGATGGGTTTACTATGAGTGAGGCTTTTGATGCTATCAATAGTTCGACGGATAAGGCCGGAACTGCTCTGAAGTTTTTCGACAAGAGGGCTGTTGCTTCAGCTATTGTAATCGCTGAAAATAGCAC